TGGTCCCCCGAATCCCTAAAGGAGATAACGAGAAATGGCACAAACGAATTTACATAAGTATTCATCCCAAGAGAGGGATAACAAGAGGGAGCTGGATGTAATTACAGTTACTCTTACTACTGATGCCGAGACAATAGGAGATAATAAGGTCATAGCTCAAAGCATTGAAATACCATATGCATTTTCAACAAATGGTGGTCGTTCGATGATTCAGTCAATAGTGCTATTGGATGAAGTAGCTACAGGGCCTGCAGTTGATATATTGTTTTCTAATGCAGATGATGCTATTACGCAGGATGAGGGAAAAGCAATAGGTGAAGATGTAGATAATCTTGATACTGCTTTTGCTAATTTTGTTGGTCATGTCAATATTGTAGCTGGTGATTGGGTAGATATGTTCGACTCTAAGTTAGCTACTAAGTCTAATATTCAGTTAGCGGTGCATGGAGCATCTGATTCTACAAGTTTATATTGTCACGTAGTCAATAGAAGCGGTGGGAACTGGGTAGCAACTGCTACTACTAATATGAAAATGAAGATTGGTATCTTAAAAGATTAGTCATGGCTGGTATGGTGACAAGTGTCGGTATTGGTGGTCCTTGGCAATCGGGCAAGGAAGAAAACAATGATAACAGTAGGAGGACCCAGAATATGAAAAGTAAAAAGAGTCCAGCTAAGAAGAAGCGCTATCCTAAAAAGAAATAATGGCTAGCTTTACAGACCAGATTGGTTATTATGCTGGGGGTACCAGTGGTTATTCTTCTGAGATATCTCAGTGGTTAATTGATGGAGTAAAGACTATTGTTACCCAGGCAGAGCAGATAAATAAAGATTTGTTAGATATGTTCTCTTTAGAGACATCAGTAACTAGTGGAAGCGGTTTCGATGTTACTGCGAATGGAAGAGTTTTGGATGTTCAACGAGATGATAGAAGAGCTACGCCAATAAAAAATCAATGGAGAGGGAAAATTTCGGATGTAAATAGTATTTATTATGCTCCTAGTACTGACCCAAAGTATTTTGTATTAAACGGCAAGCTTTACGTAAAGCCTGACCCTACCTCATCGGCGTCAGCCAAGGTCAGCCATGTCACCTACGGAACGATATCTGACGCATCTTCTCCGTCTATATCGTACTTTCCTTCCGAGTTCTACAAGCACGTTGTGTTATGGGTGGCAGCGAATCTAATTCACGCTAAAATGGTTGCGTTACGTGAGGCTTTGCCGTCAGATTTAGATGGTGACGCTACTGTATTTGATGCTATAACTGACCTAGCTCTGAATATGTCTCTGCCAAATTCTCCAGATGCACCAAGCTATGGCTCTGTCGCATCTTTTGGTAGTGCACCAGCTTATTCTAAACCTAGTTTTACAGCCCCTTCATTTCCTTCTATTGCCGCTCTTGATTTAAGTACTTCTGGGAATGCACAGATTACAGCTCTTGCTTTGTCTATTACTTCTCCTGGTACTCCTGATACATTAAGTTATACAAGACCTACTATTTCTGGGGATGGAGATGAATCGAGTGAAACTTTGTCAGCTATGACAGGTGATACGACAGGAACAGATTCAGATTGGATAAATTATGCTACTTGGTTTACAGCGTTGTCTGACATGATAGAAGACCAGGAAGACGTAGAATTGGCTGAGGCACAAATAGGAAAGATAAGCACCTATGTTCAGGCATATGCTACCCAAATGCAGAACAATTTAAATGAATTTAATGTTAATCTCGAATCGTATAGACAGAAGCTATCAAGAACTCAGACTGATTCTTCGGCTTTTCAGGCAGAACTTGCCAGATTTCAGGCGCAGGTAAATTCAGAAGTTCAAGAGTGGGTAAATAATGAATTGCAAAACAAGTTTCAGAAATGGGTAACAGAATATTCTAATAAGTTGCAGGAATATTCTATGGATGTTCAGAATGAATTAAACGAATTTAATAAAGAAAATGTAGCGTATCAGGCAACTATTCAGAAGAATATTACAGAGTTTCAAGCTAAGGATAGTGAGTATGCAGCAGGTTTACAGGAATATGCAACAGAGATTCAAGAATATCAGGCGTTGATAAATAAGGAAGTTCAGTTATTTAGCACGAATCTAGAGAAGAAACTTCGTTCTTATGAAACCGTCATTCAGAAAGATACAGTTGATTATCAGTGGTTGCAGGGTCAGATGCAATATATTCAAGCTATGTATGAAAGATGTTGGGCTCCGTATGCAGGAGCTTCAGCTGATGCGAATACGGCGTTTGTGGGAGTGAAGAAGTGAAAGCAAAAGAGATGGTAGAGTTGGTACAGCAGCACCATCCTGATTTAGGTGCACAAGAAATTATAAAGATGTTTAATAGAGCTTCAGATGAATATAGTGCAAGAACGAGATTATTAGATTCTGCAGTTCAATTTGATACAGTTAAAGACCAGAGATATTATGCCTTAGATACAAAAATTTTAGAGATATGGTCAGTAGATGTAGAGAATGATGACGGTGACCAGGAATCAGTTCCAAAGTTAGTAGGTAGGCCTCAGATAAGGGATTTGACTTAATGTCTACTACAGTAACAAAAGGAAGTGCTTTAGCGTCTTGGAAAACTTCTTCTTGGATGTGGTGGGTTGAGAGGAATTCTATTGGTATTGCAAAATATAATCCTACTACTAGTGGGAAGAATAAATTCGAATCTCCTGATAAAGTTAGAAAGGTTACAGTTTATTATTACAAGAGAGCTGATGCTTTTACTGAACCTTCTGCTGGTAGTGGATGGGAAAGTGAGGAAAGTGAGATTCCTTCTCAGTTTCACGAACATCTAGTAGAGAAAGCTATTCAATGGGGATACGAGAGACAGCCAGCGGGTGCTGCACAAGCACAGTATTTTGGTCAGAAGTTTGAAGCTGGTATAAAACGAGGAAGAAAATATGCTTATAGAGGGAGGAGTGGGACTTTCAAACCTATACGTCCCATAGATTTTTAATGGCACTTCATTGGGAAAGAGGAAGATTTGCTGCTCAATCATTTGATGATATAGGTATCGCTTTTAATGATGCCTTAATGACGTCTTTATCTATCACATTAGAGGAAGATTTTACAAGTAACTATTCGGATATTTCGGTAAGTTCTACTACTTATACGGACGTGTCTGAGGGTGCTTCAACGACGTATACGGAGAAATATCCGTTATATAATTAGGAGTTAATGTGGGAAGTTTATCATCACCAAATTTAATAAAAGATGTTTACAAGACTCTTGTATTCAGGAAGTCAGATAATAAGTTTTACCGCGATAATGGAACAAGCGATGTAGAGCTTTTAGATTTAGATGTGGTAGATAATTTCGTTGGGGGTGACAGGTTCGTTTATACCAGTCCTGCCCTTGTAGCGGGAGATATTTTCACATTGAACAATGATTCAACCGAGACTTTCTCGATTGATTACCAAGGGGTGCTAAAATTCAAAACCCAATCCTCAGCACCCACGGCGGTTACAGGTGGTCTGTACTTTAGTGGTACAGAAGTATTTCTAGGAATATAATAGGAGAATAATCCATGGCTACTTGGAAAAAAATGGTAGCTGAGAGTTCTGCAGGGAATATAGCCCAGAATGCCGCAACAGCGACAGCTGTAGCAGGCGGGGCTGATAATAAGGTATTGTACCAGACTGGTTCTGGTGTCACCGCATTCTTAGCAGCAGGGTCAGCAAACCAAGTACTGAAAAATACGGGTTCAGCCCCGGCGTGGTCCAACTTCCTGACAGTGTCAGATAGTGAGGGTACACCTAATACTACGGCAATTAACCCAGCAGGTACAATTACTTTTGCTGGTGTTTCAGCAGAAACAACCGTTATTGAGAGTAGTGGTACTATTACTATTGGTCTTCCTGATGATGTTACTGTTACTGGTGACTTAACTGTTACTGGTAATGATATCAAATCTAGTGGTGGAACAACTGCGGTCTCACTGAGTAGTGCGAACGTAGCGATAGCTGGTGACCTGACAGTTACTGGCAATGACATCAAGTCTAGTGGTGGAACAACTGCAATCTCAATGAGTGGGGCAGATGTTACTATTGCTGGCGGTCTTACTGTGAGTGGTACAACTACAACGATAGATAGTACTACTATTGCAGTTGCTGACAAGTTAATTAAGTTAGCAGATGTTGCAAGCCCCACGGAAACCACTGCTAATGGTGCAGGGTTACAAGTTGAGTCCTCAGCTACGGAAGCTGAATGGCCTGAGTTGAAATGGGATAAGGACGGTGCATTAAGCGGCTGGACTTTATCAGACCATACAGCGACTTCTGCCCCTGACTATAATGTTCAAATGGTTGAACATGCTGCAGGAGCACCAGCTTCAGGCGATAATACATCCGGTGTTGGAAGTTTGTATTACGATACGACTAACGACGAAATGTATTTAAGAACAGCCTAGCTCTGTGTCTAACATAGTAAAAAGTTCCAAGGGGGGCACATTGACCGCCTCTCTCATGGGCGAAAAAATAGAACCGGTCAAGTTTACTATAAAAGACACAGAGTTCCTGCTCAGGTTATTTATGGAAGCTCCGATGCTAGGAAAAGATATAGAACAAGGTATGAGCACACTTGGAAAACTAAAAAAGATACATACTAGGTTGCTCGACAAAGAAGAAGAGGTGACGTAATGGCAACATGGGAAAAAGTTGTAACTGGTACAGCTGCTATAGACCAAGGTGGTACTGGGCAGACTGCGAAAACAGATGCATTTGATGCATTATCTCCCACGACTACACAGGGAGATATTGTTATACACAATGGGTCTGATAATATTCGGTTGGCTACTGGAACTAATGGGCAAATTTTGCAGGCTAATGGTTCAGGAGCTAATCCCGGATGGGTAACTTTTTCGAGTGCATCATTAGCTGATGTAACTGCCCTTGCAAT